GGATAAAAGTATCATCATCGAACTCTGCGTAGTAAAGGGGTTCTCCTGTTGTAGCTGCTGCTGGTGTGTAGTCCCTTATCCAGGAAACATGCTTAAGCAACAGATAAGTGTAGTTACTACTAGAATCTAAAACAGCTAAGCTAAACGGAGATAAAAAATCAGTTGGGGTAGCTAAATAAGTATTACCCGAAGCAGCGGTGCCTGTTACATTTTTTCTAAACACAGGTAATTGGACTGATTTTAAAATCTTTTCCTCAGCCTGCTTTATAAACGTTGGAATAGTGTTTGTAAACGTAGTTTCAGTGTTATCCATGTAGTTTTGGATAGCTGTTGTTAATTGACTGTATGTAAATCCTGCTGCCATTAGTCTGTACTCACTTCTACACTACCTACTGCTGTTTCACCTTCTTCACCAGAAAAAGCACTTCCAATATTAGGATCATCCCTAAACCTCATCATATTAGTCCCTTTTTGACTAATTACAGCAGAAGAAGGATCTGTTGTTGTAACCGTGCCTAATCCTGACTGAGGTAGTGGAACATCTGGTCTAGGTTGCCATAATACTTCTGCATCCACAGGAACCTGTATAGGATCTAGTTGTGGGTGTTTTGGTTCATAACACTCAGGACATACCCGTGCATGATCCCATTCAGTCTTTATTGCTTGATACGGATATTTCCACCCACATCTGTCACAAATAGCATTAGCATATTTACCTGTGGCATAAGGCATTAAACATATCCCCTATTTGGAACTAAATGAACAGAAGACCTGTCTTCGTCGTACCTTATCGCATCTGTTAAATTCTTTTCATATAGGGGCTGTATAACAGACAGCTTTTGGGTATTCTTTTTTAAACAAAGATAGTACGCTAAACCTGAAACTAAGGGAGGCATAAACCTACTAGGTATGTCTGCATCATTAACTGAAGCTGTTGCGTCTTGTACTCTTTGCCAAACATAGTAAATGAGTTTATCCGTTGAGTTCTCTGGTGTTGGATAAAGATGAATTACTGGAGTTTTTAAACGTTCTAACCAAAATTGTGTAGGTCGAGCCTTTGTTGATTTAGTTGGAATACTCACGTATTCATTTCTATCTATTCTAGTTAATTGATAATCTGTAACAATACCATTCACTGTTTTTTGAATATACGCATCTAAAACATCAATATCGTAGGCGTTAATAGAAATATCGTTATCTCCTTCAGTGAGGGTCATTTCTGTCTTAGCAACCTCCCACATTTGGATTCCTCTGTTTGACCAATCTGCAAACATGATATTTAAAGAACGTCTTGCAGTAACGGCGTCATATGACGTGCGGGCTTCTAAGCCCGCAAGTTCATATGCTTCTTCTATTGCGGTTGCTACATTTAAATTAAATGTACGAGTACCTGAAGTTGCCATTATTTATTGATAATAAGCAACAAAAAAGTCGCAATTAGCTAAAGCTACATAGGCACCTTCTCCAAAATAACAACCCATTCCTGGTATGTAGTGATCGAAAGCTTCGTTCGCTGCTGAACCAAATTTGAATTGAGCTATTATTCTTGTACTACTAGCACTCGTACCATTGTAAATAATAATGGTTGCATCGGCAGCACTAGATTGAGCCTGTATAGACTGTATTCTTAGTGAACCTAGATTAGTAGCCGTTCCTGCTCCAGAAGCCCCTATGTATCCCTGTAATTGTCCTGTGCTTGTTAAAGGCACAGATGCTTTTACGTCTGATCCCATATTAGTCTCCTATTAAGCGTCAGCAAATGGTGTTACTAAAGTTCCTGAACCTAAGATGATTCCTTCAACTGCGTATTTCGCAGAAGCCATAGCAGTTACTTTTACGATACTGCCTACAAGTCCACCTTTAGTCGTTCCATTCATAGTGATTACATCATTAGAAGCACCAGATATAAATGTTTTACCTGTAGCGTCTGTTACGCCAGTGTACAGACCACCTACAAACTTGTCTGTTCCATCGGTTAAGATGTCCATGTCTGTAGCTGCGGTTTCTACTACGAAGAAGAAACTTGCTCCTAAATTATTGGTTTGATTAGGATCGTCGTCTCGCCCAGGAGCGGTAGCCACAATACTAGGTAAAGTAAATTTACCATCTGCATCATTACAAGTAAGTATTTTACCTGCGTGTGAAGCAACGGTTATTGAAGTGTCAGCTGTTAAACTAACTACTACAGCGTTACCTGCTGAAATAAATCCCGCCAATGATTTGACTGGACCTGAAAATGTCGATTTTGCCATATTAAGTCTCCTTAATGAATTCTATCGTCTCGGCTTGTCTGCTAGGTCAGTCGATAGAATAGTTATAATTACCCTAGTTCTGTTTCATTCTACATCATAGAATCAAAAAAGAAAAGGGATCCGAAGACCCCTTTTCCTGTCAAACATAAAAAGTTTACGCTCCTGGTGTTCCGAAGATTCCTCTCCAGTCACTCCAACCAAAGCTGTAACGCTCTCTAGCCTTATACCTAACATTTCCAGTTTCGAAATCACCTTCCATGTTTGTAGATACAGCTGTTCTAACGAAATGCTTAAGACCGTTAGGAACATCAGTTTTGATGAACCACGCATCAGTATCTGTAAGATAATGATTAACTGCGTAGCCTTCAGAAACCATGCCCATATTTCTTATAGCATTGATATCGTTATCAGAAGTGCCTACCCTTCCAGGACTTTCCATAAGTCTGTCAGCAGTAAATTGCAAAGCAGCAGGAATAATTAATTTCCTAGCTTGTGCATTAACCTTAAGGTTTCTTTCATCTTTAAAAGCAGCGATATCGATCAGTGCTTGTTCTAATGAAGTTTCGTTAAGGTCTGCTGCTGTAGAAAGCTCGTTTTTCATATCAACGTTTGCCACAGTTGGGTGGTCAGTAGCGCAAAGCTCCTTTCCATCACCGCCAACATATGACGAACTAAAAGCATTGTTAAGAACGTTAGCCGCCTTAACTTGCTTTGTTGATTGCATGGAACGTGCTAAAGCTCTCGTGTATCTTGAAGAAAGCGTATCGTAGAGATTATCTTCGATTGCTTCTTCAGTTAACGAGAAAGCCAAAGCTACAGTTTCATGTGAATAACGTGCTGTCCAAGCTTCTTGCGCTGTGTCATATGTGACCGCAGCACCTTCACCTTTTACAGACGCTTCGCCAAATCCAGTAAGCATCACTTCTTCCTCAAAAGCTCTTTCAGAACTTTCTGTGTCAAAAATGTCTTCATGCTCATTGTTATAGCGTTCGTACTCTAATCCAAAGAGTGCGTGTAGACCTGGAGTTAACTCTTTTACGAGTTGTGCTCTGTTTATAGCCATTTTGTGTTACTCCTTAAATTAAACCGCGAATGTATTCGTCGGGAATGTGAAGTAAGCTCTTGCATAAGCACCTATCGCATTGGATGGTGCCAAGTTAAAGCCTACACATAACGCCACGCCAGAAGAAGTAGTCGCAGTAACACCTTCTTTCGATCTACCATTGGTTGAAGAACCAGCAGTAGTAGAAAGAGTGTACTTGTTGCCAATAAAACTTACGGCAGGAGTTCCTGCTGTAAATTGAGCTTCGTAAACGATACCAGGATCGCTGTAAACCAAAGCTTCGGCATCTGCGCTACCCTGTGTAGCAGTTGAAGCAGTCCAAACTTTAGAAAAAGTTGGAGTGCCGTCGGATGCATTGTAATACACGCCATAAAACACACCTACGGGGGTGCTAGTAGCACCTGCCTGATTGATGTAACCACTTGCAAGAGTAACTACGTCGCCACTATAAATAGCAGTTCCGTAACCACTAGCGATTCTCATACGAGCAGGTCTAATAACTCCTCCATACATGTGGTATGCTGGCGTAAACCCATCAGGTTTGTCTGTATTAGCCATAATATACCTCTATATAAAATAATTATTATTAAGACGACTCATCATTTCTGTTGGGTCGACTACCAAATTGTACCTTAGATGATCTTTGAATATCACTATCCTTAATAGGCATCTTAGGGTTGCTTTCTCGCATATAGTTATGGTCTACTCCCTCTAACTGGTCTCTTGTTTGTGTTTCAAAATAAGAGTTCCTTTCATCAGCGGTTTCAACTGGAACTTTAGCGAGGATTAAACCTCCTACCCCAATTACACCAGCCCTGTTTCCGT